CGGGAAGCATCAACCAAGGCCACTTTCATATCGATGGTGCGGCCATCTTTTGTGTTGATGACGGCCTTCTGCTTAAATTTGAACAGGTAGTTGCCTGTCAGATTGCCTTGGTCATCCACTTCTTCTTCATAAGGTGGTGTGATTGAGTAGCGGCCAATCTTAGGGTCAGCCTTTGCTTGCTGCTCCTGATACTTGGTCAATGCCTCATCTAATTTTTCAATCAGAGGGGCGGCCTCTTTTGCTCCAACCTTTAGGGTGACTTTGAAATCACCATCAGGGCTGAACTTTGTGTCTGGGCGGTTTAGCCAAGGGTAAACTGCTATGCCTCGTGGGCTGACTATTTTCATCTGCGTATTTTGCGCCATGTATGGCCTTTCTATGTAAAACTTTTGATGTCGATGCCCGCTTCCAGAAGTCGGGTTAAGATGTTGAGCGGTACAGGTTGCCCATATTTTGTTAGGTATTGGGCAACATGGATTAAGGTTTCAGTTTGCTTTTCGATTTTAGGAACTCCTTTCTCTAGCTATGGTGCAACAATTGAAAAAACGATGCAGAATTGGAAAGCTAGGCAAAGAAAAACTCACTATTTCGGACAGCGGTGAGGTCTAAATCTCCCTTCAAAGGTGGCTTCGGCAATGTGGTGGTAGTTAACATCTGTGTTTCAGCACGAAACATTTCTATCGGGTCATTGTCTAAATACAGGTCAATGAAAGTTTCCCGCAAACACCTACTTAGCAATGGAATGTCGGCGGCATGTGTACCAAAGCTATCATGTATCATGGCGAAGCTATTCACACCATTTGCTGCTGCAAGATTGACCGTCATTCTCAAATGACATGCATCGTTTCCGTGAACCCAATTTGGAGAAATTGAATTAGCCTGTTTCTTTTTATTGATTGTACCAATCTTGTCTTCACGGACGCTAAGAAACACGATTTTTTCACCAAATTTTGTTTGTACACGTCGACGTGATGTATCTGGATAACTCTGCATGACAGGTAAGCCGTCCAGAGTTGTCCAAATTATTGGTAAATTTTCTTGTGCTAATATTTTTGCACATTCTTGTAACCAATCCATACCCTCTTTGGCCGCGACAACGGTCTCGTTGATGCTCTCCCAAATGTGCTCCGTTAGGTACAATGATGCTTCAAACTCTCGACCATCCAAGATGCTCACATAGCTTGGGTCTTCTTGTTTTCTTTTGGCATCGGTATCTTGAAAGTATTCCTCTACAAACACGCGTGATGAGAATTGTGTCGACCCGTATACTCGTGTCATTGTGCAACGCTTCGCAGCTTTTCGTGACAGCCCGTAATCGAGACACAGCTGTGCAATTTCAGCATTTGGACCTGTTAAATCTGACGTGACCTTATCCTTAGCGAGATTGATTACTCGCTGATAAACGTCTTCTGGTCTGTCTGCGGGTATGAGATTGGTAGCCAATGCGCCGATAGGGTCACGAAGAGCGGCCGAAAAGTGCTGTAATCCGGAGCAACTTCCATCTTTTGCTATCGGAATATGGCTTATGTGGCTGTATCCGTCCCGATAAAAGCCTTCCCACTCTTTTGCGAACGCAAGGAAGCACCATGGGCTATCCGCTTCTTTTGCCCACCACAGGTCTGCCATAGGGTCAGCCGCAGCTTGCAAAATTCTGTCGGCGTTCTGCTCAACCCAATCAATCCGTTCGTCCAGTGTGCCTTTGTCGTATCCATAGCAGTTTGCCCCGTGTACGGCCAATTCATATGCAGCTTCGTTAGAGCCAAGAGCTTTGCCCTCCGCAAATTGCAGTAGACCCTTAGCTAAACTGTTACCCTGTGGATTTAAAAACATCGGGGCAGGGTATGCACGTCCTCTAAAATCCAAATAGTGAGGATAATAGTGAGCATCATATGGCAAATATTTTTCAGCCAAGTGTGCAATTTTAGAGGTCATTAGTCGTTTTGATTTAAGAGCGATGTTCGCATCATAGACCTTGGCACGCTTCTTTTTGAATGCTTTGAACTTACGTTTTTCTGCGTCTGACAAATCCTTAGACTTCTGCTCTGGATTGAGGGGCGATGGTGGCAAAGGAATATCTTCACGGCTTGGTAGTCCGGCAATAGGCAGTCCAGTTTCATAGACCTGCTTAAAGGTTTCATAAACAAACGAATTGATTTTCCATGGCGTGCGCTGGATAGCATTGACCGCATCGTAAACGGCTTTCATTTCCTCGGTTTGACCGTGCAGATCAGCAAGATAGTTCCTCGTCTGCGCATTACCTCGGACCTTTATAAAAGGCAGCTGCGGTGTGTGGTGAGTAAGATAACCACCACTGCTTGGCGATTCCCAGTCAACTGGTGGAACCACCATAGGTAAATGAATTGGGTTAAGCAGTGCAGCGGCATCACGGTTTGACTCAATGAAATCGCAGACAGCTTTTGTTGGTTTGATGTGCTTATCCGTCTTGTTTTTACCGCGAGCCGTTGACGTATGTTCCTCAACAAAGCCTGTAGCCTCAGTAAAAATGTTCAACAGCTTCTGTCCAACATGCAAGCTGTCCACCTTTGACCACGAGTTCCAGCGTTCAGCAGCATAGCGATTCTGTGCTGCAATTATGGTGGCGTGCTTACGCTTTCCACCTGTCGTGGTTTCCGAAAGTATCTTGTTAAACAGAGCAGGGTGTTCCTTTTGAAACGAGATATATCGCAACTCGGATTCGCAACGCTGACCAATCCTGATTGCTACATCCTGCATTCGAGTGTTCGTCGTAATTCTATCGATGATTACTTGGCAGGCAAAAAATGCAATATGCTCTGCCTTCAACCCTTCAAGCAATTTAAATGCTTTACCAGCGTTCATCGCCTTGCCCTTTTTAACGGCTTTGCGATTTGCTGTTATGACATCCGCCATAGGTTCGATGGCCCGTTTTAAGAGGGACGTTCCGTAGAATGTTGAGGCTTCATCAGCCTTCTGGATTTTTTTAGTCAGTTCGTTCTGGAAACGTAACTGCGTGTCTGCTCGGCACTGCTGCTCGATAGTTTCTTGTTCGTTGTACAAGTCTGCTGTCATGAATAATCCTTAGGTTTAGGGAGGGTGCCCTAACCGAAGAAGTCGTACTGATTATCGCATATTGCAGCGTATTAGTGGCTGTCGTCGTGTAGAAAAGTTGATTGATTTCAAAGACAAGTTGAGTCTTCAAAATCCCCCGCCGCGAGGCGTGCCGGTTCGAGTCCGGCCTTGGGTACCAACAATTTTCTTCCACAAATACAGTCACTAATAAGTCTTTTACGTTATCAACAAGATTTCTTCGGTCAGGGGGTTTTTAGGGTCTCACAAAAGGTCTCACAATTTGAGCCTTCATTTGTTTATCCTCTGTTCTCAAGCCTCACTTTCTCACGCTTTGCTCCAAGCATTTTTTCACGTGCATTTATGGCCCGTTTGGCGTTCGCCATTTGCCGTACAGACTTTGTATAGTGCTGCACAGTTTGGGTTGTTTGACCCGTCACAGAACCAATCTCAATGTCGTCCAAGCCAGCTAAGGCCAAGTCACAAGCTGCGTTGTAGCGCAAAGAGTGAATGTCATATTTCTCAGCACCAATCTCTTTGCGAACATTCATTACCGCTTGAGATGCACCACGATAGGACCATGGACCTGTCGCATGTCTGTTGACCAAGATTGTTTCACCTTCACGCTTTGTGTTGGTTAGCAGCGTAACCAAGCTGTCCCGCAGCGGTATCCATAACAGCTTACCAGTTTTGTTCTGAACTAAATCGACACCTACAGTACCATCTATCGGCCTTATGTCGCTCCATTTCATATCCAAAACATCTTGGATGCGCTGTCCTGTCGCCAAACACATCTCGAAGACCAACAAAGCGCGTCCAGTTGCCTTCTCTTGATAAGCAACCAGAAGGTCGTCGGGCCATGGAAGGCGAGGGGGGTTACTGCTTTTGACGTATTTCACGCCACGAGCAGGGTTGTGGTTCATCCAGCCTTTATCAATCGCGTGCTCGAACAAGATGCGGATACTCTGCACCGTGTGATTGGCAAACCGCAGTTTCTCACGATTAGCGTTGAACATCTCAATTACGTGATGGCGTTGGACCTTTGCAGGGTTCACGTCACCAAACGCTCTTTTGATGTACTCATTTGCTTTGTCGTAATCCTTGGCCGTACTTGGCTTTAGCGCCGCGTACTGAGCAGTCTGATTGTAGCTGGCAACAAGTGCAGTAAACGTCTTACGCAAAAGCTGCGGGTTATGAATTTCCCGTTGCTTTTTACCCGTCAGCAGCAATGCGTACTCCATTGCAAATTGAGGGTCATTAGTATCCTGACACTCGAATTTAACGGCGGGTTCACCAGCGCGTTGGAAATAGAGGTAACCATCTATATCCTTTTTACGTTGAGATGGTGTCCGCTTTCGAACTACATATTTTTGCAGATTTTCTTTCCGTTTTGTCATTTAGCAGCCTTAAAATCTATGAAGCCTAGCTCGTCGCGCTGGTCTTCTGGTTTAAACCTAAATTCCACGGTGTTTCCGGTGATTGATACGCTTTCAACGTGTTTCCCCACGGCTTCAAAAGATTTGATAGCTCGTGCGGCTCGTTGGGTTGCGCTTGTGTTTGCCATAGGCAGTCCTTTCTGGGTTGGGAGAATTAATTAGTCGTCGCGGTCCGTGCCCGGTTTGCGATTCATTAGTGATTTGCGGCGCGAGGTTTGTGGTGAAGCCTCATCAGTACGCATGAATGAAAACCGTTCCTTGGTGCGCGTCTGGCGTGCCACCTGTGCCGATAGTTGGCTAAACCTACGCCGTAAGCTGGGGTTTTCTTCTATTGCCGCTGCTCCAAATTGATCCACCATCATTTGAATTTCTTTGAGCGGATTGTCGGAAATATCGCGATACTTGATGTTAGGTCGCAGTGCACTCAGCACTGCCTCATCGCTCATGCCAGACAACGCGTCGAATACTGCGCTGACATTAGTGACACCCAAGCGTTTGAAAACCACAGGCATCGAAATTGTCCGTAATATCCTCTTTTCGTAATCTTCCGGATCAGTGTTGAGCGCATGGCTCTTTATATAATTGCGACCAACTTGAAACGGAGCGCCGAAACGCCTTTCCAGATGCTCTTTAAGCTCGGTGTGAACTGCAGGCACAGGTATGCTTACCCGAACGGCCCCTTTATTCATAAGGGAACGCCGTTTTCGCATCCTCTCCTTAAAGTCAGCGGCACCTATTTCTGGCTCACCCGTTTTAATGTTCTGCACGTTAACAGTCACATTCCCAACATTACCAGTAGCCGCTAAACTTCCCGTCGCTGCCTTCATGGTGATTTCTTTGGCAATAATTTCCTTCAAGTCATCGTGTGTCTGCTGCTTGTCTGCGATGAATGAAGCGGCCTTTGAGCTTTCATCGTCAACTGGCTGCTCCAAAGTTATATTAAGCATCCGAGCAAATTCTTCGCCCTGTTCTGTTAGGCGTACAACAAAGCTGCGGTGGTCACGTGCTGATGCCTCTGACTTGACCAACTCCACTGTTTCCAACGCTTTGATTGTGCGATGCATGGTGGTCTGCTTAAAGTCGAGCATCTGTGTCAGGTAGCGCACTTCAATCTCGTCTAAATCACTATTAGTTGCGATTTGAGTGAACGTACGTATGTGGTCGGTATTCAAATTAGGGATTTTGCGTGCCCTGTACCCCTTGTCCTCATGAGCGCGCACTAATTCAGTGTCTGCGGCATCGTTAAAACGCACCTCAAACGCACTCATAATCATCAGCAGTTTATGCATCGATTTATATTTCAAGGGGTTTCCACTTCATCTGTTAAACTTCCATTTCACAATTGAAATGTACACGCAGTAAGGCCCACACCGCAACTCAAATTCTTGGTGCTTACCGTTGCCATGTTTAAAGTGTCTCACGTCAAAGAGGGTGAAGACAGTGAGTTCATCATGCTCCTCTTTGACTACTAGAATTTCGACCTCATCGGCTCTTGTTATAGCCCGGATAATCGCCTGTACTAATTTCGCCATTTGCAGCGTCCTTTTATAGCGCCAGACATACCTTCCCCGTTCCCATAAATGGGTGTTCATAGC